CTCTGTTGCTTGTTCTCAGGACACGTATCTCGGATATACGTAGGTGTTACCTCGTAGCCGTTATACGCATCAACACCACATGACTCTCGGAAGCTTCCGCTCACGAAAGTCTTATTGGTGTTCACCTTGCAATTGTACTTTTGCAGGTGATCGAGAACAACGTCCGCATATGCGGATGGCACGATTATATCGTCACCATACACATAGACTAGCTCGGAACAACTAAAAACGTTCCTTGCAGTCTCAGGAAGGTTCTGCGCTCGCAGCAGGGCGACTACACATATTGTGTAGAAGTACATCGCCTCTACTGGAAAGCAGAGAGCACTCCCCATAGACGCAAATTTCCGAAGCGGGGACACTAAGGTCCCATCGGGAAGTTGCGCCGCCGTCGATCGACATGCATCAATCGCATCCCTTAAATCGGGATTTGAATTGAACATATCCAGAGCTAGATCCCGTGGAACACGGTCACTAGCATCTGAAAGGTCAATGGTAACCATTTGACCGTCGATAGACGAACTCATCGCTAACCGTTGGTTGACTTCTTGGTCATCAAAATTGATGTGCCCTTTTGTCCGCCAATTCGATTGGATAGCTCTATAAAGAGCGTCTCTAATCCCTTGCTGTGCATATTGCATACAGCACGGTTCAATCGCGATTATACGGGGTCCTTTGAGCGTTTTCGGAACTGGTGTAACCCTTACGGGTTGCTCCTGCTCCGGTGACACGATCGTTACTTCTTCGAGCTCCTTTTCGCCGGATGGAATACCTAAAGGGTATCCACATCCCACTAAAGGAAAATAAGGCTCGAGACGATCGTGCCACCGCTGCCAACGATATTTCCGGTTTCCGGAGATACGATCGGCAGTCGCACCGGGTCCATGCTTATAGCGGAGATCACTAAGTACAATAGTACGAAGAGACTCGCTATATAGCAAGAAAGAAACAGTACAAAAAGTACTGGTGTCTTCATTCGGTACGTTAAACGACTCGAAAGATTGCTCAATCGAGACGAAAGACTCCATTGATGCCTGAATCCGTTTCTCGGAACAGGGTATCTCGATCTTCTTGAAGCAAAGACATATTTGTCTAATAGCCTCAATGAGAACAGAGACGTCAATAGAGCCGCCTCCATCAACTGGGGGTAATTCATCGTCTTTCATCCTTCCTGTCTCACGGTCGAAAATAAGACCGGTCATACCCCGCAAAAAGGCAGGGATTGACCCATTTTTCTTGAATTCTCGGAAAAATGTTGGGTCTATAAAACCAAGGGCTAATGATCTTTCCAGATCAGAAGCAAATCTTGGTAGGGTTATCGTTAAAAACGACATCCCTTCATTTTCGACCCGTGATCTCAGAGTATCGAGATCACGTAAATCAGAGACATCAGCGGTACACCTCATAACACTGTCTATATAGACTTGTGTTATGACCTCTAGATAGTCAATTACTTCGCTTTTCAAGGAACCTCCTTCATTTAGGTGGCAACCTTCGAGCCAAGTACTCTATCCTCTGATGCCAATTTGCATTGGCATCAGTGTCAACCGATACCAACACGCTAATTAAGCAATGGTCGAAGACCATGGTCAGTCTACAGCGGTTTTTGAGCCGTAGATTTGGACACAGTTCTGTCACTATCAGACGTAGATATGACCGCCTTAAGGCGATCTGTTCTATCGTCGATACTCAAGTCGATACGAGCATCAGGCTCGCCCGACATGAGAAACTCAACTACAATCGGAATAACCGATGTAATCAGAGATAAGACAGAAAAAGTGGAAATTTTCCGCTTTTTGGTGGTAGCCATAATAGCTACTCCTTTCTGTTTCTAAGATACGTAATTATCGTCTCCGTACCTGAAAGGGTACACTGCCAGTGTTTTTCCAGGCAGAGGGAAACAATTACGATTCTTGACCAATGATCTTATCGACCATTGCCGTGTTTAACCAGGCCTGAAAGCCGGTTACAAGCTGTTCGATCTGCGCAGTCGTAAACCCATAATTGGGCCTATCGATTACGGTGTAGACCGATAACGTTTGATA